CAAAAATATGATTATATAAGATTCGGAGATCCGTCAGGTATGGATGGAACAACATTCCCGGGACGTGTTGCTTTTTGTCAAATAACAGATATTGTTATAGGAACTGATTATAATACTTCAAGTTCATTAGTTGTAAATTTAATAACAGGTTCTTTTCCTTCAAATATTGCAACTCAAAATTGGAGAATAATGAGAAGAGTACCAAAAGATAATTTTGTATTAGTTCAAAATATACCATCATATAGATCCTCAGGTCTTCTAATACCACAAAACTTTAATCCAAATTATGATCCATATACTTTAGCTAGAAAATCAGGAATCATTCAATAAAAACAAAAACTTAATATATTTATAATAAATTGCAAAAAACATGGGATATTTAAATAATACCGTAGTAACAGTAGACGCTATTTTAACAACTAAAGGCCGTCAACTATTAGCTCAAAATGATGGTGCGTTTCGTATTACACAATTCGCTTTAGCCGATGATGAAATTGATTATACTTTGTATAATCCTACACATCCTTCAGGTTCAGCTTATTATGGTGAAGCCTTAATTAACATGCCTTTACTTGAAGCATTTCCAAATGAAACTCAAGTAATGAAATACAAGTTAACAACTTTACCTCGTGGTACTGCTAGATTGCCTATATTAGCAATTGGGTATCCTGCTATTATTTTAAAACAAGGTGCTTCATTAGTAATTACTCCTAACACATTAAATTACTTTGGAGGAAACACACAAGAGCAATCAGGATATACATTTACAATTTCTGATGTTAGATTAACTTCTACATTTGAAGGTGTAGGTATTAATACACCAAATGCTCAAGCATTAAATACAGCTACTATAACTACAGGAACTACAGTATCTAAAACAGTAATTGGTACTTCATTAAACATAAGAGGTACTACTGTAAACGCAATATTCCCTGCTACTGCTACTGCAGGTACAATTCTACAAGCTACATTAAATATTGTAGGTAGAGATAGCGGTGCAACATCAACAATTCCATTCCAATTAACTAAAGTATAAAATATAGAATATGTCATTTAAAGCATTTCAACCAACCGATATTGTAGTAAGTAGTGATTCGATTACTGCTACTTTATGGTCTACTAATTCACCGCAATTAACAACGTTTTTTACTTCTTCTACTCAAGTAGCAAGTACAGCAGGTAATTATTATTATAATGTTTATCAAACAGCTTCAACTGTTACAGGAGCCGCAGTGCAATTTGCTTTAGCTTATGGTAATGCTGCGGGAAGTGGTAGTTTAAATTTTAATAATTTAGTTAATGGACGTTCACCTTCATCAACAATTTATGGTCAATATCAAGATTTAGTATTAGGAGATGAAAGTACAGATTTTATATTTGGAGCAATTACTTCATCTGAATTTATTGCTATATCATTTGAAAGAGCTAGATATAAAGAATCATTATTTTTAGGTTCTTTAGGATTAACAATTAAAGGCCCAATTGTAGCATCAGGTTCTATTACATTAACTGACAATAGTAATTATGTAAGTTCCGTTGTTTACACAAATGGTGGAATGAGAGTATTTCAATTAATATCTGGTTCTCAAGGTGTAAAAAATAGTAGTCTTCAAACAGATGGTTATACAACAGCATCAGGTTCATATGGTTGGTTCTTACCAGATATTGGAACTATTTTATTAAATCCAAAAGCATTATCTTCTCCTACAGCAAGTGGAGGTATTGGATTTATATTCAGTGGATCAGCAACAGCATCAGCATCTCCTATAACACCACCCTTAGCAACTATCTATAATGCAATTAGTGGAGGAGCCTCATTCTATATAAACTCACAAGAAACTATAACTTCAGATTTTGTGTTTGTAAGACCTCAAAGTTCAGAATTTAATTATTCTGAAAATCCAAGTTTTATTTCAGGATCAACAGGTGAAGTATTATATTCTCAATTCATTAATAACCCACAAACATATATTACAACAGTTGGTTTATATAACGATAGTAATGAATTATTAGCTGTAGCCAAATTATCAAGACCATTATCTAAAGATTTCACCTCAGAAGCATTAATTCGTGTTAAGTTAGATTTCTAAAATGAATGAGTGTATTCAAACAATTCCAAGCATCAGATATAATTGTTTCTCCATTTGAGGTAAATAAATCATTTACTTTTAGTGGTGCTGCCTCATTCACAGGTTCTGATGTTGGGATTGATAGATTTTTAGGAAAAAACCTTGATAGTACATTATTTAACCCATCAACAGATCCTACAACAGGACAAATTACACCACAATATCAAAGATTAGTATATGATTCTATTAAAGAATTATATTATTCTAATTACACAAATTCACTAATAAGTTATGGTGCTTCACCTTCAACAGCTAGTCTAATCCCAGGAGCAAACACAGAAGGAGATGTTCTTGTAGGAACTACAGGTTCACAAGGTAGATATTTTAATTATCCTCAAACAACATTAACATTTGCTAAATATTTTCCTACAAGTTCTACAACACCAATTGGTGTTATATCAATTCCTGTAGGTATGTTTGGAAATTATATTCAACCAAATTCATTTATTATAACTGCTCCTAGTGGTACAATAAGTGATGATGGAGAGGGTAATTTACGTACTAATAATAAAATTTGTGGTAATATATTTTATAGTCACGGTATTGCTGTATTAACAAGTGATGATACACCGGATGTATATGGTGTAGGAACTTATGGTATCTCATCTTATGGTGGTGGAACAGATGCTAATTTTGTATTAAATTTTGTTACCGCTTCTAATGTTACAATTACATTTTCATCTTCATTAACAATTTATGAAACACAATATAAATGTACAGCAAGAGAAAATGAATTTAATGCTAGTTTAAATCCATCAATAATATCAGGTTCAGAAGGTGTACCTTATAGTTTTGCTACTAGTTCATTATTTTCACCTTATGTTACAACAGTAGGTTTATATGATGAATATCAAAATTTATTAGCGATAGGAAAGTTATCACAACCTTTACCTTCCTCGCCTACAACAGATACTACAATACTTATTAATATAGATAGATAAATTTTATGAATAATTGGTTTTCGATTGAATTACACGGGGAAGGTTTTGAATATATAAAAGAATATAATAGTATTGAAGATTTTCCAACCGACACTTTTGGGTATATATACATGGTAACTCATACTCCGAGCGGAGTATCGTATTTAGGGAAAAAATCGCTATACCACAACGTAAAGCGCAAATTAACAAAAAAAGAATTGGCTGAGATGCCAATGGCAAGAGGAAGAAAAATAACAACTGAGGTTGTTAAAAAAGAATCCGATTGGAAAAAATATTTTGGGTCTGCAAAACCAATTTTAGCACTGATAAAGGACGGTAAACAAAAGGACTTTACCCGTCAGATACTACAATTGGTACCCAATAAAAAATTGCTAACATATTATGAGTGTAAATACATGTTTAATCATAGTGTGTTAGAAAATCCTCATAAATGGTTTAATGACAATATTTTAGGAAAATTTTACAGTAAGGACTTTTTATAATATTTATAAACATGAAACTAACAGATTTAAGAAATTTAATCAACGAAGAAATACAATACGTACTTAATACTGAAGCCTTTGGACAAGGTGGTAAAAACATGCAAATAGGTACTGGTGCTAAAGGTAAAGGTGGTAGAAGATTTATCCCTTCATTTGTTAAACTTCCTAAAAGTGTAAGAGATGCTTTTAAAGGAGATTTTAAATTAGTAAAAAATAGTGAAGGTGAATATACTTTATATATTTCAAAAGACTTACATGCTGCTTTAAACGTAAGAAGCACAGGTCAAAATACAACCACAGCAAAATCATCATTAAAACGTGTTAATGATATTAATGCTTTAGGATTACCTCAAGAACTTAAATCTTTATTAAAGAAAACAAGCAGACTTAATTCTTCATTAGACATGTATTCTATTGCTGTAAAAATTAAAGAAGTAACACCTGAAGGAGATATTTTATTTGATAATCCAGCAGTTTCAGGTACTTTAGATACATTTGAAGGATTAATTAACGAAGTAATGACGGCTATGCAAGAAGAAAAACACATGCCAATAGATGAAATAGGAAAATTATATCAAGTTAAATTAGCTGATGGAAAAATGACTAAAGAAGAAATGGTATGTGAAGTTACTGTTTTTGATGATATTAATCCTGAAGAAACTAGTGGTGTATACAAAAATCCATCAGAAGCTAGACGTCATGCTGGTGAAATTTTAAAAGAATATGAAACAAAATTAGAAGAAGTTAAAGCAGCGATGGAAGAATATAGAACATCTAAAGCCGAAATTGATAAAAAGAAATTAGCAGCTAAAGATAAAATTAATGGTATTAAAGGACCACATAATAAAAAATAAAATAACTTAAGCTTGGTTTACCAAGCTTTTTTTATTATATTGTGGTTATGTTAAATCAAAGTTTAATAGCTTTAGTTAATTCTGTATTAGGAACTGGTAAACCAACCTCTAGAGGAAATTGTGCTTATCATTGTCCTTTTTGTAATCATCATAAACCTAAATTAGAAATTAATTTTAACGAAAACGAAAAAGGTGAAAATCCTTGGCATTGTTGGTCTTGTGATAAAAAAGGTAAAAAAGTAACTCAAGTTTTAAAATTATTTCCTTTATCTCCTGAATTAATAGCTGATTTAAAATCACTTACTAAAGGTGGATTTATTGAAAAACAAATTACTGTAGAACAAAAAGTAGAGTTACCTAAAGAATTTAAATCATTACTTAACATAAATCAAACAGATATAACAGGTAGACATGCTTTATCTTATTTAAAATCAAGACATATAACCGAAGAAGATATTATTAAATATAATATTGGTTATTGTGAAACAGGTAAATACGCTAGAATGATTATTATTCCGTCTTATAACAAAAATGGAATACTAAACTATTTTACAGGAAGGTCATTTAATAAAGACTCAAAACAAAAATACCAAAACCCAGATGTATCACGTGATGTAATACCATTTGAGTTGTTTATTAATTGGGA